ATATATAAAAGAAAATAATTTTAAATTTAATACGTAATAAAATTAAAATTAGTTCTTTGACATTAATTACATTACATTTACACATTCTAATTACATTTACATTTACACATTATCATTTACACATTACATATATCAATTTACATCAGTTTAGTACATCGCAAGCGACGCTGCACCACCCTTGTAAAGCGCGGTAGTCTCACCGACGCATGTTACATTAAATTGGCCAGGCGGCGTCGACTTGTGCCGAATCTTAAGACGAATATTATCGAAACGGTTAAGGGGAACCGACGAACCGGAGTAGGCGCGCGAGGCTAGAGGGAAAACGATCGTGTCGAAAGTGTCTGCGTCCTCTCCGTTTACAATGTAGTTATTATTGTATAGATTCATAGACGAAGATATAATCTCTAGAAGAGAAACTGGAAGTTCTCCCGAGAAAGAACTCGAGTTAAGTAGAAGTTCCACATTAAGAATGTCATCGTAAGCAGTTTTAGGAAAGGTAATTAGTAGATGCGACGCGTAAAGCGAAAAGTGATCAATGTCTATTAGCTGTACCTGGGCACCGCTGCCGTGATTGGCAATGTTAGTATTAGCATTCTGGGTAGTCTTGATGCGCTTTGGAATACCCAACGGCATCGCCTTCATCTGTTCACGCTCTTCGTTACACATAACAATGTTCTTGGCGAATAGACGAATATTAAGATCCGAATCGGTATTACTCGCGAACTGGAGCGGGGCAGAAGTATAGACCTTGATCTTAACCTGTTGATTTGGTGCAGCAGCCATTAGATAGCCGCCCTCGGTCTTCTCGCTGAAATGCTGTAGCTCGGGACCAATGCTCTTAGTGAACATCTTGAGCGGGATGTACGCAATTCTGACAGAATCGGCTGTGCTGGGATTGGTTTCAGTGAAGTTGGGCGAGGTGAACATGCCGGTATTCATCGCCTTACCAGTGTTTGTATATCTACCAGAAGTCTGGTTGCTAAATTCACGGTATGTACCCTCTGACATTTCAGTCGATGCAAGACCCATGATGTCTTGGTATTCGAGCGTTTGCCAGATTTGAGTACCAACCTGAAATTCAATTCGGGTGATTGCTCTCGCGATTTGCTGGCTCTTAAAAACTACGTCTTTGGTGCCGGTCTTTTTGGTATCAATCTCAACTTCGAGATACATATCACCGAGGCAATCAATGTCGTTATTGATGTCAAAAATCTGGGTACTATTCCAATTAGATGAATTACCAGATCCGCCACTGGCTGGAACCTCTAGAATAGTCGAACCGTGAAGTAGCTGACGAGTAGTATCATTCTTGTTCCAGAAGACCGACATTACGTCGCCTTCCTGATCCTGAATCTTATTAGTAACGGCGAGACCCTGGGTACCACTTCCGTTATAAGCAGCATGAGCGGCTACAGCTCCAGACATATTGTATTTATTTAAATATATAAAAGAAAATAATTTTAAATTTAATACGTAATAAAATTAAAATTAGTTCTTTGACATTAATTACATTACATTTACACATTATCATTTTACATTACATATATCAATTTACATCAGTTTAGTACATCGCAAGCGACGCTGCACCACCCTTGTAAAGCGCGGTAGTCTCACCGACGCAGGTTACAGTTACACGTTTCGCATCGCCAAAAACAGTGTAATCGGTCGACTGCGGTGATTCAGGGCTTGGTAACGATATCGTAAGACGAATATTGTCGAAACGGTTGAGAGGAACAGACGAACCCGAGAAGGCCTGGGAAGCCAATGGGAATACATAAGTTCTGTATAGACCAGTTACATGCTCTTGCGACGTGCCCCCTTTCTTGGCTGGACCGTAATAAGGCTGCGTGTTGTAGTATAGACCTAACATATCAGCGACTGGAGCAGTTAATAGAGAACCCTTAATAGTTCCAGAGAAAGAAGACGAGTTGAGTTTTAATTCTACTTCGTCTAAAGCATTAGTCATCGAATTAGTAACGGCGGGGTGATTGGCGGCGGCGCTGTTGGCGGTGGTGTTATCCGCGTACTCGAGAGTACCAAATACCGTGATTATAAGATGCGAAGCCAATAGCGAAAAGTGGTCGAGATCGACAGTAAATGATTCGCCGGGGTGGGAGTCAAGGGTGTGAGTAACATTCTGAGACATCTTGATACGTTTTGGAAGACCCTGGGGCATCGACTTCATCTGTTCGCGCTCCTCGTTGCACATGATAATGTGCTTTCCGAATAATTTAAGCTCTAACTTGGGGGTCGGTGCGAAGGCGCTCGTCCCATCGGAGTTCAAAAATACATGCTTCCCGACGTAATCTGCATTCTCGAGATATACCTTGATCTTTACAGTTTGATGAGGTGCTGCGGCGACCAAATAAGCGTTTTCTACAACATTAGTAAACTTGGACATGGTTGGTCCAACCTGACGCGAGATAGTGGGAATGCGAACTACACCTGATACACCACCACTGGACTTGTCTATTGAATTAGCAGTACCCCAGGCTTGCTTGTTCTTCTTACCGGTACCAGTTTCGTAACCGCCGTAAGTGGAGCGATAATAAGCGCCATAAACACCTTCGGGCATCTCAGACATATTTAAAGCCATGATGTCCTCCTTCTCGAGTGTGTGCCAAATCTGAGTACCTACGTGAAACTCAACACGTTTGATAACTGCAGCAAGCGAACCTGCTAATGTAAAATCGTTAGTGGTGCCAGTGTCTGCAGAAATCTGCAAGAACAATTCGCCAATAGCATCAATATCGTTGTTAACAGTGAAAATCTGGTTGCCTCCAAACGAGGAGGTACCGCCGTTACCACTCGTGGGAATATCAATGAAGGCGGCGCCGTGGAGTAGCTGGCGAGTAGTGTCATTCTTGTTCCAGAAGACCGACATTACGTCGCCTTCCTGATCCTGAATTTTGTTAGTAACGGCGAGACCCTGGGTACCACTTCCGTTATAAGCAGCATGAGCGGCTACAGCTCCAGACATATTGTATTTATTTAAATATATAAAAGAAAATAATTTTAAATTTAATACGTAATAAAATTAAAAACATACATTTATTTTATTTAACTGAAACTAGTTGAACCTGATACAATAGACTGCGACCCCGTCGAATCAAACATTTTAATATATACATTATCTATTCCCATGGAACGTTTAATATATATATTGTATTTTTACATGATTTAAACAAATGTATCTACAAGAAAGACATGGAGCCGCCAACTACAGTTTGTACCTTTGTGCCGCACGCTGTAACAGTAATTATGGCATCTTGACTGAAACCCGCATCTGATAATGGATTTTTTGGTGCACCCGTTGTTGTTTTAAATATATGATTATTCAGTTTGATTAGTAATTTCTTATTATTAATCTTCGAGAATGGAACACCGGCTGTGTCAAAGGCCTTCTCTGCTAAAGTTATGATATAATGTGCGGTGTTGTCGCTATTAACTAAATTGAAATTCTCGCATGTATCAATTTTAGCAGATACACCACTTATAAATCCAGTTCTCTCGCTTCCTATTACAAGCTCCATAGAATCTATAGCATCTGGCATGTAACCAAGCATAAACTCTGCTGCATTCGTGGTACTGCCAGAAGTCTGCGAGTTAATAACAGAAAAAGGAGTAGGAAGTTCATTCCAGTCGTGAAGTGCAAGATCTCTCTCAGCTGGTTTAGTAACTGAGCTATCCAAAGCAAGTTTTCTATTTTTTACATGAGGTAATTTTACACCGACTAGTAAATGACTAACATTAAAAGAAATATTCTCTAAATCTACTTCAATATCGGTAACCTCATCTGTATAAGAAGTAATACCTATTTTCTTATTTATTTCCTTGGTAATACTCGATGAAGTGTTTACTACCCTATGAACTATATTCTTGGAGATGAATTTCTTCTCAGTATCTGTTATTACATGAGTTCTCACTTTAATGTGACTTTTGAAATATGATGTATCTAAGAAATCAGCAGTCGTGCCGGCCGGCGTGGTGCCATCCGCCATTGTTGTGACTTTGTCACCGGCCGAAAGAATTTGAAAGTGTGCTTCATCTGCTGTAGCATTACTTTTGTAAATTTCATTATAATAAACCTTTATAGTTAAAGAATTAGTCAAGGCTCCGGCTTGTAGCAAAGAGCGCGCTACATCATTGCTTCTACCTATAAAAGGGAGAGAACAGGCGGCTTGGATCTTTATAATATCGGCGCCCGCCGAACGGTATTTCCATACGTTTTCGTAACCTTTTGGTAAAAAGGGGTTGACAGCAGCGAGG